CAAAATCGGCTCTTTACTTAATTCTTTATCATTTTTATCTATCATACTAACTTGTTTAATTTATTAATCACAAATTTATGTTATATTAATTAATATAAAAAATTATTAATTATTAATTATTTATTACCAACAATTAAATCTTCTATATTTAATCCCGATATATTTGAAACTCCCAATTTAGATTGATTTACATCTTGTAAAACTCTAATATCTAAATTTGATGTGTCAAAATGTAAATCTATTGTAAACCCATCTTCACCATTTCTGTTTTTTAAAATCATCATTTTAGCCCTTTTTTCTAATTTATCCTCTTCAGTTCTTCCTATGCCAAGAATAAGGTCTGCAGTCTGAGCTTTCCCTAAACTTTCACTAATTACTTTTAAGTCAAATTTAGGAGAATTAATAGCATCTCTATTAGCTTGAGTTGCAGTCCATATTGGTATGTCAATTTCCATAGCTAAAGCTCTTAATGATTCGTATATACTTGTTAAATTATATCTTCTTTCAGAGTATTCAGAAGTAGATTTCATTATATCTGCATAATCAACAAATATAACATCTGGCTTTATTCCAAATTCTCTTTCTAAGTTTTGTAGATGTGCTCTTAAAGTATTAACTGAAGCCGTGCCTGTTGGAAATTCTTTTATAAATAAATCTCCTCCTTTGTTTTTTATATATTCAGACGTCTCTCTAATTTTATCTACATATTCAGTAACATATTTTAAAGGTATGTTATTAAGTGCGGCATCAAATCTATGACCTATTTTTTCTTCCTTCATTTCAAGGCTATAATAAATAGCTTTTTTACCATCCAATATAGCATTACTGGCTAATTTGACTAATCCCATAGATTTACCACCACCAGTAGGGGCTAATAATATTGCAAGCTCACCGCCTGACAATCCTCCGCCTATTATACTATTAAGACCTTCCATTGCTGTAATTGGATTTCTCCTTTCAACTACCAATCTTTTTTCTACGTCAACTAAATAATTATGACCACTACTTTTCGGTTCACCTAACTTTAGAGATTCTCCAATTATTACAGATATATTATCATAATCTTCATTTTCCCATGCTTTTGCCGCTCTTAATAAACCCTTTTTTAAAGATTGTTTTTTACAAAATTCTAAAGTTATTTCTTCTATAAATTTTTTATCGTTATGCTTATATTGGGATACTATATCTACTAATTCAATAATTTGCTCCTGTTGAATTCCTGTCTCTTTGTATTTTATTACACTCTTTAAAGTTTCATAATTAGGCATTAGATTATACTTACCTATATACTTTATTATATGTTGAAATAATATTTTATGATTAATATTATCAAAATACTTAGCATGTAAAATGTCTGATATTTGTTGTGAGAAAAATTCATCTTCTAAAAAAATTTTTATTAATTTTGTTTGAAAACTAATTTCTTTCATAGCATCTCCTCTAGCCGAGTCTCCTACATCCTCAAAAGCTTCTCTTATTTCACTTTTTTCAATTTCTTTTATATTACTTTCTTGCTCCATTTATCTAATTAGGTTTTAATAAATACCATTTTTTTATTTATTTTTTTCGTAAAAACATTATACATTTTAAACAAGTGTCCTACAAGTTTTGTAAAGAGCTTTTTTTGTTTAAAAGTTATCTTTTTACATTTTTTAAAACTTCTGATGAATACTCTTTTTCTTTAGAAACAATTCTATAAAAAGGTCTAAAAAATAAAGATAAATCATTGTTAAACATATGCATACTAAACCCATCTCTCACTACCATATCCATAGCATTTTTAATACCTCTTTCACTACTAATGTCTGGCATAACTATTAAGCAATCTAATATTTCACTAACATCATCTATAGCTTTTTGATTTACAATAGGACTTTTAAGGTTTATTAATTTTCTATTTAACTCTAGAATTTTTCTGCTATTAATTATAGATTCATATATCTTTAGTGGCTTATCTTTAACCTTCTCTTCTGCTTCACTTATTAGCATATCTAAAGTATATTTTTCTTCAAAAAACCTGGGGAAATATGTTTTCATTTTTTTTAAACCAACTCCCTTAAGGCCTTTTATATTATCAGAATCATCTCCTTCTAGACATTTAACAAAAAGAGAATTTTTATGAGTATACCCAAAAACTTCCTTAAAATTATCTACAGTTATAACTTTTCCATCAGAAGGTCTTATTACGCAAACATTTTTGTCAATAAGATGATGAAAATCTTTATCGCTACTAAAAATTAATATATTATCATTTTCAAATTTATTTTTAACATATAAACCAATTAAATCATCAGCTTCAACATATTCAACTTCAACTTGTCTTATGCATAATTCTTCTAGATAATTCTTAACTTTTATTTTTTGTTTTAATATACTATATTTTCTCTGTCTTTCTTCATCAATTTCACTATCAGTATAATAATAAGACTCTTCTTCCCAAGACTTATCTCTGCCAGATTTATACATAGGATAAATTTCCTTCCTAAATACCCCAGACATTATACCATCCCAAAAAACAACTACCCTATCAGGCATAGATTTATCTATTACAGACCTAAGGCTATCTAAAAATCCATATGACCCTCCACAATGTTCCCCTTTTGAGAACATATCTTGCCTTTTCATGAAATTTCTCTTCAAATTCCATTCCCCATCGATTAATAACACCTTCATAGTGTACGCTTATTTGTCTCCGTATTTATCCCAATCATCATCGAAACGTAAATCCCAACCATCTTTATTATCTTTCTTATAATCATTCAAGTCTGCTGTTGTATTTTTTATAAACCCATGAGCAGTACATAAAATCTTATCTTTAACAGATATATTAGTTATATGATTTTTTTCAATAACTATATCAGTCTTGATTGCAAACGAAACATTTATACCATTTTTTGTAGCATATACTTTAGTTGAATTACTAATAATACCACCCATTCTAATAACAAGACTAGCAGCTTTAATTACGCCATTTCCTCCGTAAGGAATCAATTTAGTAACCTTAATACTATCATATGCATGATTTACTATTAGTAAACTTGCGCTATATGGAAAGTCAGCTCTTTTGGTTGCAGATATTTGCTTCTCAATAACTCTATGTATTTGTTGAGTTAAAACTTTAGCAGTTTTCATAATTGCACCGTCTTCCTCTTTTTCTATAGCAACCTTTTCAGCTCTACTAATAACATTACCAATAGAATCTACTATTATTAAAATATCAGTTGGCAAATCGCCTTCTCTTTGGTCTTTTAATCTTTCTCTTATGAACTTACATATATCTTCAACTTCTTCAATCGAATCTACATACAACATATCTTCTTGAGTAATTCCCATTTCATTTGCATGAGACCAATTAAATTTCTTCTCAGTATTAATAAAGATAGGTAGTATATTATTATTTATAGCTCCTTTGGCAGCTTCTAATGCTAAAGTAGATTTTCCTGAATCTGGATGTCCGTACACCATTGTAATCCCATACATAGGAATTCCTGGCAACTGTGTTGTATCTTGATATGCTTGACTTAACACAATCCACTCATCCTCCTTATACTCTATCTCTTCTATATCTAAATTTGTTCTATAATCATTAAGTGAAAAGCTTTTTTTAACCTTTACCTTTGCAGATTTCTTTTTTTTTGCAACCTCTACTACATCTAATGCATCTACCGCATCTACTGTACCTTTAGATTTTACTTCTTCTTCTGAATTTTCTTTTAATGACATAATTATTTATATTATTTTATTTTTTTTATTATTAAAGTATTTAATTCCCATAAAATGGAATTTAAAAATGATGCACTTATAGTTACTAAAATCCATTCAGGAATACTATTTCCGAAAAAATACCAATAGATAATAGTTCCCCAAACACTTGACATACAAGTGCAGCATAGTAATATTGGTTTTCCTAAATTTTTAGGAAGCTTTTTTGCTAACTTTCTTAATGGATAACCTATTTTATCATCATCAGTTATTGACCTCAAGCCTAAACAAAATAACGATATTAAAAATATTATCTTAAAAGAAACGTCCAACTCTATGTTGTTATTCAAAATCTCAATCATAATTATTATATTTAATTTTTAACACTTATTCTAATCTTGCACACTACCATTTGCTTTGTCTAATATTTTAACAATAGCATCATGTGGCAATTCTATAAAAACCTCATTAAGAGGCTTTACTAAACTTCTTAAAGTTTTTATATTTTCATCATTAGGCGCTCCTAAATCATCTACCATAAGAGGTGACTTAATTGGTACTGGCGTTATGTTCGCCACATCAGCATCGGCTGGGAATTTTATCTCTAAATCATTTCCTTCATAAACGTCAGAGACATCTCCATAATATTTATTCTTATATAAGCTAGCTATTATATTTAATACCGTCTTAGGAAATCCCCACCACTTTGGACCTTCTTGCTCTCTTTTTCTTATTATTACAGGAAGAAAATATCTTGTTTTAGCTTCCATCTGTTTAGTTTTATCATCAGATGGTTGAGTTTTAAGATAATCACAGATAGGGCAAGGCCTATCGTATTGAGATGGACAAACCACCATTTTGGAATTTCCTATTTTCCAATGAAAATCAATTTTTTGAAATGCTTTTCCTTCAAGTGGAGGAACTATTCTAAGCTCTTCACCTTCTTCAGGAAGTTTCCCAGGCTTTGGATTGTAAGTAACCTCTTTTAGGTCTACTTTTTTTCTTTCGTTCTTAAAGCTTTCTTTATTTACTTGCTCTACTTCACTTAAGAATTCTTCAACATTCATACCGCTCGATGCGCTTTCTGAGTGCTGATTTGAGCTTATTCCCTCAGACTGTAAGCCTGAGGAAATATTGTTTCCTTCATTCATTTTTTCTCTTTTTTATAGTTTTAATTTGGTCTAATCAGCCATTATTGGCTATGTGACCTTATAACAAACTCTCTATTATCAGAGTGTTTTTATAAATAGAAATTAATTTTAATTCCCACTACAAATCAAAGAAAAAAAACAGTAAAAAACAATAAGATTTAGCGATTTTTTAAAATACTTTTCAACTTATGTTTTAACTTGTTGAAAAAGGTGGGTTTAAAAAATAATAAATCAAATTTTCCACACAATAACATTCTGTTAATCTGTTCAGAAATTCCATTATGAAGTAAAATTACATTATGTTTATTGTCAAAAAGAAAAATAGAATCATTATGAATTTTTTCTAAAATTAAAAAACTTCCTCTTGTTTTTAACCTTCTTTTTATAAATTTTTTGTCTGCTATAAAAATTGAAACATAATATTTGGTATCTTTATATTTAGTAATTCCTACAAAGTACTCATCTGTATAATTTTCAAAAAAATAACACTCTTTAATGCCATCGCACCCAGGTAATTCAACTTCTATAAAATCAAATTGATTTAATTGCATTCCATATAGTCCACCCCAGACAAAATTTCTACATCAAATGCCATGTCATTATATTTTGATAATATGGATTTAATTTCTTCAATTGCATTTAAATCTTTTGGAGATATGTCTAAAACAAAAGAATCATGAACCTGAAACATAAAAGAAGAGTCTTTGTCTTTTAGCCAATTTTTCACTTCAGAAATCTTATCCACCACTATATCAGCAGCTGTTGATTGAACATAATTATTAAAAGCAGCATAAGACTTATTAGGTTTTATAAGAGTTCCAAATGGATTTATTATATATCCTAACTCTTTGTATACATCATTTATATAATTTGAAACATTTAATATTGGCTCTAAAAACTTTTTAACTCTATCTATTGAACTATCTAAATCTTCTACATTTGATTTTGATATTATATTTTTTAATAAAGCATTTCCCCCACCATATAATAAAGCGTGATTTATATCTTTACCCAACTTTCTTTCCTCATCACTTAAATCATCTTTTTGAAAAATAGACTTTGCAGTATTTAAATGTAAATCTGAATTCATATTTTTTAATATAAAATCCTCATCTCTAGATAGGTACATAGACAATCTAGTCTCAAAAGACTTGTAGTCAAATACAGATATTTTACCACCTTCATACCTAGATATTATCTGCTCTCTTATATTACTGTCTTTTGGTAACATTTGAGGATTAAATCCATCAATACAATTAATTCTACCAGTAATAGTTCTTTTGTCTGAATATCTCAATATTAAATATTTTTTACCATTATCCCAACTGCACCTTAATCCATTTTGAGGTTTAAAGCTTTTGTCAAAATATATCTTATTACCTGATAGCCAAGAAGTGATTTTATCTTTCTTAGTTTGTCTTTTGCAAGAGTTTAGTTCATCATTAGTAATTTCATTATTTTCTCTTGTTATCTTCATTAATAAAGGTATGTTTTTATGCATATCTTTTCCTAAAAACATATTATTAAAATCTTTTGGCTCTATATTATAGGTATATTTAGACCAAAATATATTTTCTGTAGTCATAACATCTCTCAACTCATCCATATAAACATATCTAGAAACATTATAATAACTTAATATAGTGCATTCTATTTTATTTATTAAAGAAGTTAATATTTTTTTATAATCTTTTCCTATAAAATTTAAACTTAATATACTTATTGCGTAGGTGTTTTTATCATTATATATATAACAAGCATCTTTGTGAAAATATATAAAAGACCTAATTTTAGGGTTAATGTTATTTAGTATAAAATCTCTAAATTCACCATCTATAATGGCATCATAAGTAATGAGGTTTTTGTTAAAAAACTTTTTTATAGAAAAATTTAAAAATGACTCAATATCAGATTTAGATTTTGATTCATTTTCACTTAAGCTATAAGTCCAATATAATTTGTCAGTTATTTTAGAGTTTAATATAGACTGTTCTGGGTAATGTTTTTTTACATTATCCCAGCCTATAATTAAAGTTGGGATAATAAAGCTTTCTTTTAGAATTTCTGGCCTATATACTTCTAGTGCAAAATTTTTATAATTTATACTAATGTAATCCTCATCCTCTGCAGTATAGGGTATTATTTTACAAATTTTTATCAGTTCGCTTAACATAAAATATATAATATATTCTTAGCTAACAAATATATAAAAACTTTAACACTTAAACAAGAACATATCCTTTTGAATCAACCTTACCAGCATTATGTAGTGCTAGTAATGAAGTTGTTGTTCCTTTATTTAACTGAAAGTGAGGTTTGTCCACGAAACTTTTCCAGTCACCCCCCCATTCCAAGCCGACACCTTTTCCTATTTTTGCTATTTTATCCCACCTGTCTGTATCATATCCTTTACTGTACCCATAAATCGGGTCAACTTCAACAGCGTCCATAGCTAAGCCATAGTTATGATAAGAACTTCCTGCTTTAGCATTGG